TGTTAAAAGTGTAGAAAGGATTGTAAGCCTGGTAGCAGTTAAAGAGAAAACATTGTGCATCGGCACTGCCCAACTTGGCGGCCATCAATGCTTTTTCAATTGTTTTTTCTTTGTGTATGCGACTGTCTGAACTTTCTAGATCACGGACCCATCCCGCCGCCACTATGCTGTCAAACCTTTCGTTAGAGAAGTTGGTTTCATTCATATATTTAAGTGGTTACCATGAAGAGTTATAAAACACTTTTAAACCCAAGAACAATTCTGCTCGGGCATTCTTGATGAATTCAAGATCTTGTTCTTTGTAGTAGTCATCTGCACCATCACCAAAGAAGAAGCCTCGTGTGACAGGCAGTTGGTTGTGCGTTATTGCACGTTCCAGTTCATCTAGATCCTCCCAGGTAAGTTCTAGTTCGTCACCGTTAAAATCACCTTTGTTGCCTTTTGATTCCCACAAGCGATGCATCCAACCATGCAGGTTAGCATGTTTACGCCAGTAGGCAAGTTCACGTGGCTTGGTTACTGCGGCGTTAACAGACTCTTTTAATTCTTGGTCCCATACTGCGCCTTCGTAAAATTCATTTTGCTGACCTGCCTTGGCGGCGGTATATGCATACATATCGAGACCCATCACTTCACTCCTTGATGATGTTTAAATTCACGTTTGAGCCAAAATTTATATCGATTAAAATATTCTTGTGCGGTGAATTGTGGTTCGAGTCCATAACTGATTAACTCATCAATATGCTCGTACCACTTTTCTCTGCACCAAGAACGGAAGTTCATACTGCTACCTCATTAAAGGTAGCTCGTACCTTGTGATTTCGATTACGCACTTCTACAGGACGTTTAACTTTTTTGCTGAGACGCTCTGCATAACCTTTGGCCCAGGCCAGTGGCAAACGAACACGTTCATAATCTCCGTAATAAGCAGGAGCCCAAGAACTGTATCCGTTGAACCCTGGGCTCAATGTGGGCTCACCTGTGGCAACCCAAACTTCATAAAGTGGTATCATGCGGCCTCCAACATGTTGGCAGGAACATTATACACACCAGCATTGGTGCTTACAAGAACAAATTTAATTTTGACTTTACGCACGGTGCCAACATAAGTCAAGCCGTTGCGGTTGCTGGTGAACTTAACAGAGTCACCAGGCTGGAATGCTCGTCTGTTTTGCTTGGTCAACTGGGTACGAGCAAACTTCACAGCATCAACAATGCTGTTGAGTTCCACGTTAGAGAGATTACCAAACATAATAGCAGAATTGATTTGCTGAATAGTGCTGAGTTTTTCCATCTTGGACTCCTGTTTTGTTACTGTATGTGTATATTGTAGCAAATTGGGAATTTCTGGTCAACCATTCAAACGTCGCATTAGCAACTGATGCAGGGTTGGTTTGAGCCCCAGTCGCTTGCGGAACAGTTCGCCCAGGGTTGGCTTTTTGGTTTTTGTCATTTTCTTTTCCTTTTTTGTTTTCATGTTCTAATTATAGCAAAAGGGCAATTATTGGTCAACCATAAAAAAAGCCCTACTAACAGTAGGGCTTTTGTAGTACTAAAGTATTACTTTTTAGAAACTATACTTAACGCCAGCTGTGACACGATTGCCGTCAAAACTGTTCACACGGTCTTGACCATATTGGCGAGTAGCGTCCACTGTCAATGCCATGTTCTTGTTGATTGGCAAGCTGGCACCAACGCCAACCAATGCGGCGTAGCCGTCTTGACCAGTTTGGTTGTTAAGATAAGCGGCACCACCTTTGACTGCAACACTTACAGGGCCCAGTTTGGCAACATTATAACCAGCAACTAGGCTGAAACGATCTTGATCGTTGGCGCCCTGGGTAGAGCGATCAAAGCCAGCAGTCAATGTTACAGCACCAAACTTTTCACCAATAGTAACACCAGTGGCGTTGCGGTCAGTACTAGCATAGTCACGGGCAGTGGTAACACCAACTTCCAGTGCAGAGGCTGCGGAGGCTACAAGAGCGATCATGGTTGCAATTGCAAATTTTTTCATTTAGTTTTTCCTTTTAAAAGTAGAATGACTTTCGTCATCCACAATTATATAGCAGTGTTTGTACTAAGTCAACACAAAATCAACCTCAATCTAGCCGTTTTATGAGTTAACTGGGAGTATTACTGGAATTGGTGCTACCACAGCATCGCTGGGCGTCTGAGTGTTGTTGTATAATCCGCCGGCATTTAATCGTTCCTGGTTGCGACCTTCTCTCATGGTACCAACAATTGCCTGGCCACCCAGTGTTGCGGTGTCTGCTAGATTTTCTAGAAACTGTGCGGCATCACCCGAGGCTGTGAGCAAACCATATTGCGGTAAATTTTGTACAAAACTTTTGGTGCTGTTTGTATCGCCTGCTTGCAACAAGAAATAATCAACTCCGGCTTGGCTTGTGTACTTGGCACTGATGTTCATCAAGTTGGCCATGTAGGTCCATGCTGTGTTCAGAGTAGTCACATTGGGATTGGCACTGAGTGCGGCAATGGCCGCATTAGCATTGGCAATTTGTGTTATCACTGCGGCATCATTAGCGGCCAACAGGATGTTGGTGTAGGCTGTGTTTAGTGTAGCAAGACTACCTGCACCTTGCAATGTATTAATTGCTGTGGTGGCTGTGTTTAGTCTTGTGGCAAAGTCATTGCTGTCCAAGGCCAGGCCCAGCACATCGTATGTGGTAAGCACTCCGCATGGTCCTGTGCCTGTGGCCACTTCGGTTGCAAAAAATTGCGTCACACTAGCGGGCACCGGTGTAGTCTGTGCTTGTATCAATGGCAAATCGGCCATGGTACTGAGACCACCCAGTGTGGTTTCTGCCCAGTAGTTGGTGTCTGTGATATCAACCCCGGCTGGCACTTCAAAATTGCCGGGTGTACAGCCAGGTGATTTGGCTCGGTAGAATGTGGGTGCCGCACCTGAGTCTACCTTGACCACATCATTGGCTAGATATTCTTGCGTTGGATCCCACTCTCGATCTACTGTGCCCAGTATTGCATTGGCCAGTTCAGGCAGGGTGGTTGTGGCAATGTTGTTGATTTGTTTCAGACCCACTTCAATGGCCTTGTTGGCCACTGCATCAGCAGGCGGAATAATTTTGCCCAGTTCATCACAGCCTGACGCTGTGGGCAGATATGAATTCACAATGGGTGTGATGCTGGAATTTACACTGCCACCTGCGCCAAATATGGGCACAGAACCTGTGGGCGTGGTAGTCAGCATGGTGGGATAACTCAACGGAAACATCTTGACCGGATCCAATAACTGTGTCAGGTTGGTTATGTTAGGAGTGGTCACGTTCAGGATTGACAAAATTTGAGCTAGATCATCACTAGACACCAACGACAATGCTAGGTAGACATTTTTTTGTATGCGATCAAAGTCGTTTTGACTGAGGCCATTGGGTCTATTGAGACCCACACGATTGTCTGTCACAATATTTTCAATATCACTGTCTGTGAGTCCCACCGCAGCCAGAGCCGATTGTAAAGCAGGCACAGCTTGTCTGCTCACTCCGGCCAGGCGAGATATCTGTTGAACCAGTGCTGCAGGGGTGCCATAAAGATCAAGGTTTTGAAGATTCACAAGGTTACCTTGCTTGGCCAAGTCCACACCAAATGTTTCAAGGTCGCTGTTTACACTACTGATTCCTGCAGTGGTCAAGGAATCCATGTTGGTAAATGTTGGACCAAGAAATTGATTGGCATTCACTGCTGAATTGATGTACTGATTGGTGCTGGCAATGTAACCTTGCACAGCTATGAAACCCTGACTGAATCGACCATAGTCTCCGTTGCCAAGGTAAGCGGCACAGGTTTGTTCAATCAGATTAGAAAACCCACTAGGGTCAATGGTTGATCCGTCAACTGGGTCAAGATAGTTGACCAGGTATTCGCTATTGAGATACGTGTATGTGCCTACTGGGCTGGCCGGTATGCTGTTTCCCAGAGCTGGACATACTGTACTACCAATACTCAACAAACTAGTCAACGTGCTTGATGTTGCAAACGACTGCGACTTGTAAAAGTTTACTGCAGCAATAAAATTAGCAATCACTGTGGTAGCGTTGAATGTGGTAATAGCAGTTTGCAGTGCCGCTGGAAATCCACGCAACCCTGTGTTACCCAACATGGATGCCGCCGCAGTCAATTGCAGTGGTGTTAATACACTGGGCATTATCCTGCCCTTACATTGTCTGAACCGCCAGCACGAGCATGTCCGCAAGTGTCTGCATCACCGGTTACAATAACAGGCTTGCCCCCGGCTCTGACTGATGCACTTCCGCCAGCAGTGGCCTGACTGCCATTGTTGTGACCATTACGACCTTTACGTGGATACGGCGGGTGGGGCGTGACACTTTGACCAGGAGTCATTACAGGACGACCATTGATACGCACCGTCGGTTCTCCCCCTGAAGCTACACCGCCGCCTGCATTTGCATCGCCGTCTCTTTGTACTGCTGGCATATTATCCTAGAATTAGTTTTTTATCTGGTATTTTGATACCAGTTGTGGCCTCAATGTATTTCATGCGCACGTTTTCATCTGTCAGTGCATAGATGGATACACTATCGGTATTTAGCTTGATTTCTGCGTCAGGATCTGCGGTAAACATTGACGGTACTAGTCCCATGCCCTGTGGTCCAGGCGCCACACTCACAGGATTTTCAATTGTCACAGTGTGATCATCATGTACAACAACGACCTTGGCAATGAGTTCTTCACCTGAATTGAGTTTGAATGTGTATACTTTGTTAGATTCCATTATTTGCTTTCTGTAAGTTTTGTCTTGAGTTCTGTAAATCCGCCTATCAACTGACCGTCTAAAAAAATCTGTGGTACAGTACGAGCATTAGGTACTGCTTCTAATAGTTCTTCTTTGGTGTATCCATCACCAATTTTCTTTTCTTCAAACTCAATGCCCTTCTGCTTGAGCAAGGCCTTGGCCTGATCGCAGTAAGGGCAATGATATTTGCTCCATACAATGGCTTTCATTTTATTTTCCTTCATTTGATCTGTCGTAGGACTTGGCAAAGATATCTGTCTTAACAACACCATAGTCGCCAGGGCCGTGCTTGACAATATAGTCATTGCCAGCAGTGTAAAATAATTTTTGCGGACCACTACCCCAATCCACAGTGACAAAGCCATCATGATCGGCCAGCTTGGCAACCTTTGGAATTTTCTTTGGTTGGCAACGGCCGCCGCCCAAATCGTCCTTAAGACTTTTGAATTTGGCAGGACTCAACACATACTGTTCGTTGTTGGGACCGGTCATGATGTAATCACCAGGTTTGTAAGGTACAGGGTCTGGATTTTCAAGATGAGTCAGTTCGCCAGGCTTTTGCGCAATTTCATATTTTTCAATTTTATCCGGATTTTTAAAAGTGTTAAACCCATCAGCGAACCAAGTGTCAGTGATGCCTTGTACATTTTCTATTATGTTGATAAAATTTCTCATAGTTCTGGTAGTTCCTCGTAATCAATTGAGTCGCTCATGACGCCAATAACATAGTTAGTCGACTCGTTCTCTTGAAGTGCAGTTTGTTTCTTGCTGGTGTCCACGTGTTTGGTAAACCAAGGTATGGGTGTAGAGCGTGGGTGTTCTTCTGCGTACTTGATACCGATCTCTTTGAGTGCATTAAATGCAGTGAAGTCCACAAAGTCTTTGAGAATGTTTGCGTTAAGCCCAATCACTGGTCCTTTGTTGAACAAATAGTCCGCCCAGGCTTTTTCTTCACGGATAACATCTAGGTACATTTGATATACTTCTGCCTCACACTCGGCCTTGACAGCGGCAAAACGAGGGTCTTCTTTGACCACTTGATTGATCAACCATCCAGTCCACTCTTTGTGTAGCATTTCATCTTGCAGGATCAATTGAATGATATTGCCATTGCCGATAAAAATCTTGTTCTCAACCATGGCCAGGCTTGTGGCAAAGCTAACCATGAAGCGGAATGCTTCTAATGCGTAACTGGCATTGAGTGCTAGCCAGATGGCTCGGATATGTGCTTCTTCGCTGTACTGCGATCCTAACTCTTTATGACAATTGATCATGTGTAATTGATCATAGTGATCTCCGACACTACTTGCCATGTCCACAATCTCTTGTGTGTCGTGAATTGTGTTGAACACATCCTTGGGCACGTTGTAGATGTTGCGAATAATGTGACTGTAACTGCGTGAGTGAATGTTGGTTTCAAAGAATGTCCAATTGTACACCAACGCTTCCAGCTCAGGAATACTACACACAGGTGTAAAAATCTGACTTGGGCCACGTCCTTGCAAACTGTCCAAGGCTGTTTGACGCAGTAAGTTTGATGTAAAGATATGCTTGACTGTGTCACTGGCATCTTTGAAATCTTGTGCGTCTTTGGTCAGGGAGATTTCTTCTGGTACCCAAAAGAAACCACGTGCTTCTTG